TGAGGCCCTAACAATGGCAACTTCAGATAGAGCAAGGCTAGAGCAATATAAGCAACAGCAAAAACAATACGAGCAACAAGAAGCTGCTTATGTTGAACAAGCTCAGTATCAACAAGAACAACAACCTCAAGCAGCTCCAGAAGAGTATAATGAGCCATCACCTAAATCTCGTGAATGGGCCAAAAAGAATTCTTGGTTTGGACAAGACCAAGTTGCAACCTCTGTTGCCTTTGCAGTTCATAAACAATTAGAGAATGAAGGCTTTGACTTAGACTCTGATGAGTACTACACTGAGATTGATAAGAGAGTGCAACAAGAGTTGCCTCACAAGTTTAACGTGGAAGCGAAAAAAAACGTCCAGACAGTCGCTTCAGCTACACGCAATACATCGACAGGACGCAAACAGAATCGTATCGAATTGACACCGAGTGAACAGCAATTAGCTAAAAAACTTGGAGTGTCATTTAAAGATTACGCAATACAAAAAGCGAGGCTAGAAAGATCATGACAAAAGGAAAAGATAACGTAGTTGATGATAATGATGTTAGAACTTCAAGAAGTGCTGACACTAGAGAAAAAGACAATAGACCAAAAATTTGGAAAATGCCTTCAGCTCTAGAAATACCAGAAGAAGCGGCTGAACAAGCCAAATCTCAAGGAATTACTTATCGCTGGGTTAGAGAATCTGTACTAGGACAAGATGACAAAACGAATGTCTCAAAAAGATTTCGTGAAGGATTCGTCCCAGTGAAACCAGAAGAACTTCCAGGATTTCATGATTTGCCTACAGTCGATGATGGTCGACACGCTGGCATTATAGGAGTAGGTGGGTTGATACTGTGCAAGATTGATCAAGATATCGCAGATCAAAGAAATGAATTCTTTGAACAACAAACCATGAACCAAATGACAGCTGTAGAAAATGACCTAATGCGTGAAGAGAATCCTTCGATGCCTATTACAACAAATAGATCATCAAAGGTGACTTTTGGTGGAAGTGGTAAATAATTACAACTTCTAAATTAAAAATTAACTAGGAAACTATTATGGCAAATACAAATGCTAAATTCGGTTTAAGACCTATAGGAAAGCTTGGTAGCAGTTACAACACAACTGGTACTACTGAGTATGATATCCTTACAGGAACAACCGGAAGTATTTTTTCAGGCGATCCAGTAAAGAAAGTTGCAACAGGCGGCATAGCCGTAGCTGCAGCTGGAGATTTATTACTGGGAGTCTTTCAAGGATGCAAGTTTACTAATGCTTCTGGCGAGGTGATTTTTTCACCTTACTGGCCGACATTAACTGCTTCATCCGATGCGGTGGCTTTCGTAGTTGACGATCCTGATGCAACCTTTGAAGTTCAAAGTGCTGCAACAGGTAGCGTGACTGTAACCAATCTTGGCTTAAATGCTGATATTGTTTACACAGCTGGTAGTACTGTAAACGGACGATCTAATGTAGATCTAAGTGGTACTATGGCTACAGGCACGGCTCAATGTAGAATTATTGGATTTTCTAATGACCCAGAGAGTAATGCTCTAGGTACAGGAAGTCTTTCTACACACGTCAACATGATTGTCAAAATTAACGAGCATTTCTATACTCAAGCAGTAGGAGAATAACAATGGCGATTAACAGATCACAATTAGCCAAAGAGCTAGAACCGGGTTTAAACGCTTTGTTTGGAATGGAGTACGCTCGCTACGAAAACGAACATGCTGAAATCTTTGATACCGAGTCTTCTGACCGTGCTTTCGAAGAAGAAACAATGATCGTTGGTTTCGGGAATGCTAAAGTAAAAGGCGAAGGAAACTCAGTTGAATTTGATTCAGCTTCCGAAGGCTTTACTTCAAGATATTCACACGAGACTATCGCGTTAGCGTTCGCTCTTACTGAAGAAGCAATCGAAGATAACCTATACGATAGATTAGGAGCTAGATATACAAAAGCTCTAGCACGATCTATGGCTCATACTAAGCAAGTAAAAGCAGCTGCTGTTTTGAATAACGCTTTCTCATCCAGTTTCACTGGCGGAGATGGTGTTGCTCTAGTAAGTACAGCTCATCCATTAGCGGGTGGCGGTACTTTAAGTAACAGACCTAGCACTTACTCTGACTTAAATGAGACTTCGTTGGAAGATGCAATTATCTCTGTATCAACTTTCACTGATGACAAAAGCATGATTCTTGCCCTTCAAGGCAGGAAACTAATCATTCCACCACAATTACAATTTGTGGCAGATAGATTGCTTAACACACCAGGAAGAGTTAGTACCTCTGATAATGACATCAACTCTATTAAGAATATGGGAATGGTCCCTGAAGGTTATTCAGTTAACCATTTCTTAACAGACAACGATGCTTGGTTCTTGTTAACAGATTGTCCTGATGGATTTAAACATTTCGAGAGATCTCCTCTTTCAACTTCTATGGAAGGTGACTTTGATACTGGCAACGTCAGATTCAAAGCTAGAGAAAGATATTCTTTCGGATTCTCAAATCCAAGAGCAGTCTTTGCATCACAAGGTGCATAAATCCAATTTATTGGTAAAGGGAGCTTCGGCTCCCTTTTTTTTTGGATTTTTTTATTAAACTGATATACAATCAAAGGACTAGGAATTATTAACTTGTTCTATCGACTGACCTAGCAGACAAGCCGAGACAATAGAACTTATTTCCGGGAGGAAATTATGGCGAATTCAACTTTTAGCGGTCCAGTCCGCTCAGAAAATGGTTTTAAAACCATTGACGTAAACTCAACAACAGGTGGTGTAACAGATGGGTTGGTAATCAACGCAGATGGTAATATCTTTACTGATGATGGTGGACACATTCAATACGCAGCAGCAACAGGTTATGGACCTGCTGACTTTATTGTAGGGAAAGGCGGTAGCCAATATGGTACTGTTGATCCTTTCACTTCAGGACTTACTCAACTATTTCCTTTAGGCAGTAGATTACTTTATGGTAATACTGTTTATGCATATGGTAGATTAGCAGCAGTTGCAGTTACAGCAGGTAAGTGTATAACTCACGCTGCATCTATTGCAGACCACTTTGACTTAACCCCAACAGCAGGAGTCGCAGCAGGCGAAACTGCAATTTCAGTTGAAACTGCTGGTACTGACATAACTCTTAACCAATACGCAAATGGTTATCTTTATGTAAACGATGCTGCAGGTGAAGGTCAAATGCTTAGAATTAAATCTAATCCAGCACATGACCATTCAGCTGATCCTTCTATTGTTATTACTTGCTACGATGATTTAGCAACAGCAATTACAACAAGCTCAAGAATTACTTTAATTCCTGATCCACGCAGTGCTTTAATTGGTCAAGCCGCAACAACTACAGGTGCAACAATGGGTGTAACAGTAGTTGATATGGCAGCTAGTGCTTATGGTTGGTTTGCAGTCTCAGGACCAGCAACAGTATTAACTTCAGGAACATTAGTAGTGGGTAACCACGCAGTACCTTTAGGAGCTGTCGGTGCAGTTGGACCAGCAGCAGGAGATGTTATTCAGGTAATTGGTGTAGTTATGGTTGTTAATGTAACAACAGATTACTCACTAATTAACCTTACAGGCATTATTTAAGGAGTAACTTATGGCAGGTAGATTAACAGGCTCAGATGTTCAGGGTAAGTTTATAACTGCCGATGCTCAAGCCTTAGATGCAGATGGAATATCAACAGCAGCAGCAGTTGGAAATAATGCAGCACTTACTATAGGTGGTGCGTTAGCTGACGGAGGCTCTGTTACTAATGTTGGCGGAAGGATTGTAACGATCCTTTCTGCTGGCAATGATGCGGCTAAATCATTTACCGTAGTCGGTACTGATGTAAATGGAGATGCTCAAACAGAATCCATAACAGGCGCTAACGCAGGAACAGCTACTGGAACTAAATATTTTAGAACCATAACTTCCATAACAGCAGTTGGTAATCCAGCAGGTAATGTTTCAGCTGGTATTAATGCAGCAGTTGCAGATGTTATTTTTTCAGGTAGAACTAGGTTGCAAGGTATTAATCTTGTTTGCTCTGCTACAGCAGGCAATATAGATTT